TTTTGACGTAGTACCAGAAGGTTATGTTGGCGAAGATTATTTATTTTGCAATCGTGTCCGTGAATATGGCTATGAGATTTGGGTTGATCCCACGATCACATTAGGCCACATGGGTATGGAAGAATTTGTGGGCAACTTTGGAGAAGATTGGTTATACCCCAAACTCAAAGCGGCCCCACCGAAAGAAAAGGCGGCTTAAATGGCTAAGACTCCTGCGTGGCAACGCAAAGAAGGTAAGAACCCAAAAGGTGGGCTAAACGCCAAGGGAAGGGCATCGTACAACGCTGCTAACCCCGGTAAGCCCGGTTTGAAGGCTCCGCAACCCGAAGGTGGTTCGCGCAAGAAGTCATTCTGTGCTCGGATGACAGGCATGAAAAAGAAGTTAACTAGTGCCAAAACCGCTAATGATCCAAACAGCCGTATCAACAAAAGCCTACGGGCGTGGAAGTGCTGATATGGAGCAGATGATTTTATTTTCTTGGTCTGGTGTGTTGTCTGCCTTGGTGGGTGTGGCAGGGTTTGTTGCTTGGGAAAAGAACAACAAACTAAATACGCTGGAAAAGATGTTAAATGATACTAAATTGGAGGTGGCTCGTGAAAACGCTACTAAAACAGAAATTGAAAAACTTGAGCGCTATATTGATGAACGCTTTAACAAGTTTGAAGAAAAAATTGACCGACTTATTCAAGCGAGGTAAATAATGGATAATCTAAAACCTGTTAATGCAGAACAAAACCCCGGTCTTTCAAAATTACCTACCGAAGTACGAAACAAAATGGGGTATATGAAAAAAGGCGGGAAAGTATCATCTGCGTCTAAACGTGCTGATGGTTGTGCTCAACGTGGTAAGACCCGTGGGAAGATGGTCTGATGCCAACCGTATCAGCCAAGCAGGAAAGGTTTATGCAAGCGGTGGCTAATAACCCAAAGTTTGCAAAAAAGGTGGGCGTACCAACGTCCGTAGGCAAAGAGTTTACTAAAAAGGAAGGTGGAGTCATGAAAGAGTCAAAGGCAATGATGAAGAAGGAAGTGTCCTTTATGAAGAAAAAGGGCGCCCCCAAGTCCATGCTCAAGCATGAGATGAAAGAAGCCGGAATGAAGAAGATGAAGTCTGGCGGTTTGGCTGCTGGTCACAAACAAGCCGATGGTGTTGCTAAAAAAGGCAAAACTCGCGGTATGCAAGTTCGCATGATGGGCGGCGGAAAGTGCTAAATGCGTGCATCCCGGGGTATGGGCGCAGTAAACCCTAAAAAACTGCCAAAGGCTATGAAGCCAGCCAAAACCGTCAAGAAAAAAGACGGGGATTTGTCTGTTGCTATTTATTCCCAAGGCGGTAAGTCTCGTGTAAATGAGGCAGGTAACTACACCAAACCCGGACTACGCAAATCCATATTTGAGCGTATTAAGGCCGGTGGTAAGGGGGGTGCTCCGGGTCAGTGGAGTGCCCGTAAGGCTCAAATGATGGCACTTCAGTACAAAAAGGCTGGCGGTGGGTACAGGGATTAGGTTTCCAGTTTACGACGTTAAAGAAGGCAACGTGTTTCACTGGATTTTAGAAGCGTCTGAAGACTTCAGGAAGATTAGGCAAAGAGAACGATATGTCGAACTTGAAAAAGCCGCAGCAGAGTCTGAAGGCGTGGACAGATCAAAAGTGGAGAACTAAAAGTGGCAAACCATCTACGCAGGGACCGAAGGCTACAGGGGAAAGATACCTCCCAAGCAGCGCCATCAAAGCGCTCTCCCCGCAAGAGTACGCCGCGACCACCCGAGCCAAGCGAGCAGGAAAAGCCGCAGGAAAGCAGTTCGTCGCCCAGCCTAAAGGGGTGGCTAAAAAAGTTGCTCCGTATAGGAAAGTAAGATGACAACCTCCGGAACAACAGAATTTAACCTCGAACTTCGGGACATCATAGAAGAAGCGTTTGAGAGGTGCGGTGCCGAACTGCGGACCGGTTACGACCTTAAAACAGCGCGTCGAAGTCTCAATTTGTTGACTATTGAATGGTCAAACAGGGGTATCAATCTCTGGACCATTGAAGAGGGTGCAATTACCTTGCAAACTGGACAAGCGACGTACCCGCTTCCAGTTGATACTATTGACTTGTTAGAGCATGTAATTCGCCAAAATGCGGGTAGTACAGCAACTCAATCTGATATCACGATTAGTCGTATTAGTGTTTCTACCTATGCGTCTATCCCCAATAAAACTGCTCAAGGTTTACCAATTCAAATTTGGGTAAATCGACAGTCCGGCACTACTGCCGTTACTTCTTTGACATTAAATGGTGGTATTTCTTCTTCGGATACCACGATTACTTTATCTTCTACAGACGGTCTTTCTTCTACCGGGTATGTTCAGATAGGTTCAGAAATAATTAACTACACCGGGAAAACCCCTACTCAGATACAAAACTGTATTCGTGGGCAAGCGGGAACCACTGCTGCAGCGCATCTAACAGGAGCGGCGATATCTGTTCCTTACTTACCAAACGTCAATATTTGGCCTACCCCCAACTCACCGGGAACTCAATATCAACTTGTATATTGGCGGCTAAAGAGAATCCAAGATGCGGGTGACGGTGGAGTACGAACCCAAGATATACCGTTTCGGTTGCTCCCCTGCCTTGTGGCAGGGCTGGCGTACCACTTATCAATGAAGATCCCCGGTGCAGAGCAACGGGCAGAAATACTAAAATTGGCATATGAAGAACAGTGGAATCTGGCTGCTGGCGAAGACCGTGAAAAGGCTTCGATCCGGTTCGTCCCGCGTGATTTCTTCATTGGTGGCGGTGGGTACTAATGACTTCAAAATTTACTCTTGGTCGCATTGCGATTGCGATGTGCGACAGGTGTGGGTTTCAATTTCAACTCCATGAACTTCGTACAGAGATTGTAAAGACTAAAAATGTCAACCTTAAAGTTTGCCCCGAATGCTGGGACCCAGATCAACCCCAGTTGTCGCTTGGTTTATACCCAATTGACGACCCCCAAGCCGTCAGAAATCCTAGACGCGACACGTCTTACTTGGCAAGCGGCGTTACTGGGTTACAGTTATTGGCTACGAATAGCACTTCTGTTGATGGCTTTGGGACACCCGCAGGCGGGAGTAGGCAGATCCAGTGGGGGTGGAACCCAGTAGGTTTAGGTAACGATGGTGGTTTGACCCCCAATAATTTAGTTGGAAAAGGGCAAACTGGAACGGTAACAATTCAGATCACTTAGGAGATATAAATGAATGCAAAGAAAGCAGTACATAAACATGAAAGAACAATGCACCCCGGAAAGCCACTAACTAACTTGGCTAAAGGTGGTAAAACTAACGCAGACATGAAAAAATATGGGCGTAACATGGCTAAAGTTATGAACCAACGTTCGAGCGGAAGGGGCCGATAATGAGTAGCGATAAATTTGAATATTTTTCAGCGGATGTTAAAGATCCGTGCGGAAAATATACGCAGCCTAAAACCTATACCACAGACATGGGTGGGAAAGAAAATGTTGGGTACCCAAATGCGGTGCCAAATACCCAAACTCAAATGACTCGTGGCGGTAAGGCACAAACTAAAGGTCGTGGGCATACCACTAAAATGGGGTAATTTGTGAACTACGCTACTCTGTTTGAGACGATTAAAGGGTACGTCGAGAACGACTTTCCAAATACCACTTGGACTGATTCCGCAGGGACAGGAACGGCTACTTTTACAAGTACCGAACAGATAAACACGTTTATTCAAGAGGCTGAACAGCGCGTATTTAACTCTGTCCAAATCCCTGATCTTCGTAAGAACGTGACAGGTAACGTAACAATAGGCAATAAATACCTAAGTGTTCCATCAGACTGGTTAGCTAATTTTTCTTTGGCTAGGATTGATACAAACGGAACCCAAGAATTTTTATTAAATAAGGACGTAGAGTTTATTCGTTCATGTTATCCGGATCCAAACGATGTTGGACCACCAAAATATTATGCTATTTTTGACCAAAACTCGTACATTCTTGGACCGACTCCGGACCTTGCGTACAACATGGAACTCCACTATTTTTATTATCCGCAGTCTATTGTTACTGCTGGTACATCTTGGTTGGGGGATAAGTTTGATTCTGTACTGTTGTATGGCTCTTTGTTGGAAGCGTATACGTACATGAAGGGTGAAAAAGACGTAATTATGGAATATCAAAGACGATATGATGAGGCTCTTGCCATGTTGAAACAACTTGGTGAAGGCAAGAATCGTCAGGATATGTATCGTACTCAACAAGCGAGGTACCCAGTTAAATGAGCAGCATGAGCGAAGTAGCCTTCCTATTAGGGGGCAATCAGGTCAGAGTTCTAACTACGCAGGGGCGTGGGTTTACGCCTGAAGAGATGGCGGAGCGGGCTTTGGACAAAATTATCTCTGTTGGCTCTCAGACGCATCCTGCCATTCGGGATCAAGCCGAAGCATTCCGTAATCAGATCCGGCAAGTTTTAGTGTTTTATATGCAAGAAACCGTCAGAACTCATCATGTGACTCTGGCAAATAAGTTCAGGGCCGCAGGACATCCTGAGTTAATTAAACTTTTAGACGAGTAAAGGAGCCTTTCATGGCAATTACCCAAGCAATGACCACATCATTTAAAGCAGAACTTCTGCTTGGTGTGCATGATTTCCGTCCGTCGGCACAAACCGGCGCAGACGTTTTTAAACTAGCGTTGTATACGTCGTCCGCTTCTTTGGATGCTAATACCACAGCCTATACAACTTCTAACGAAGTTACTGGAACTAACTACACGGCTGGCGGTCTTGCACTTACCAATACCGGCGTAACGGCAACCAACATCAACGCCAATACCGGTACAGGCTTTTGTGACTTTTCCGACCTAACCTTCCCTAACGTAACGGTTACGGCTCGTGGCGCGGTTATTTATAACACCACACCTTCGGCAAACAGCAACGCTAATACGACTCTGACCAACGCATCGGTCTGCGTTCTGGACTTTGGTTCTGATAAGACATCTACGGATGGCGATTTCACAATCATCTTCCCGACTAACGATGCTTCTAACGCCATTATCCGTATCGCATAACTATGTCATTCGTACTTGCTGATCGAGTTAAAGAGACAAGCACAAGCACCGGTGTAGGGGATATGACTCTAGCCGGTGCTGAGACTGGCTATCAATCTTTTGCTGTCATTGGCGACGGCAACTCAACCTATTACACAATCGCTCTCCAAGGTGGTAATGAGTGGGAAGTAGGTATTGGCACGTATGAGACGACAGGCCCGGATCTTCAGCGGGATGTGGTGCTGTCTAATTCTTTGGGTACTACGGCAAAGATTAACTTCTCAGCCGGAACCAAGGACGTATTTGTAACCTACCCTTCGGAGCGGTCAGTGTTTGCTTTGGGTAGCGGAGTAACTGCCGATACTGGGTCTATCTACATCAACAAGACGACTGTAACCAAAGACACCACATTAAATGACGGTGAAAACGGTATATCGGTAGGGACTATGACTGTAGGCACAGGCGTAAATGTGACCATTGATACTGGTCAAAGGTGGTTAATCGTATGAGTAAGATTCAGATTGTTGGCCCTTCAACTGGTACAGGGACGCTTACACTTACCTCAGATGTAGTTAATACAGATCAGACTATTACGTTTCCTAATAGCACGGCGACAATAGTTGCGGTTACTCCGGGAACTTCTGGCAATCTTATTACTTCAAATGGTACGGCTTGGCTTTCTCAGGCCCCTGCCGTTGTATCTGTAACTCCCACTGCTGTATCTGATCAAAACAATACCAGCACCGGATATTTTGATTTACCATCTGGAACCACGGCTCAACGCCCGGGGTCGCCCGTTGTTGGAATGATTCGCTATAACACGACTGAATCCCAATACGAAGTCTACATAGGCACTGAGTGGAAATATTTAGACCTTATTAAATACCCTACTCCTGTAGATTTTGTTGTAGTTGCCGGAGGTGGTGGAGGGGGAGGCGCTGGAGAGACCAGTGCAAGTGGGTATCCTCCCGGTAGTGGTGGAGGCGCAGGTGGTTATCGGGAAGGTTCAGGAACGGTTTCGGTTGTTTTGGGAACAAATTACACAGTAACAGTTGGCGCCGGTGGTGGTGGCGGGTCATCGAACAGTTCAGCCGCTTCAAATGGTTCAAATTCAGTCTTTAGCACAATTACAGCAACAGGCGGCGGTGCGGGCGGTAGGTGGGGGTTCAACGGCGCTACCGGTGGTTCTGGTGGCGGTGGCTCTACTGGTGGCGCTGGTAATACTCCAAGCACATCACCATCACAAGGTAATAATGGTGGATCAACTGCAACAAACGGCTCTGCCGGTGGGGGTGGTGCAAGTGCCGCTGGTTCAAATACAACCACCGATGCGGGATCAAATGGTGGTGCTGGAACAGCATCCTCAATTACGGGATCTTCCGTAACCAGAGCAGGGGGCGGCGGGGGCGGTGCATACAATAATCCAACTGGTGGAACCGGTGGTGCAGGAGGTGGTGGCGCTGGTGGAGGAAACTTAGTTAACGGAACTTCTGGTACCACAAATACCGGTGGTGGTGGCGGATCATCTGGCGGTACTGCGGGTAGCGCAACCACACGAAGCGGTGGTAGCGGAGGTTCTGGCGTAGTTATTATTAAATATCCAGACACGTTAACTATTTCCAACCCGGGTGGTGGACTTACCTTTTCAACTGCTGGCCCATCTGGTGGATTTAAAGTTACTACATTTACAGCCGGTACAGGCAACGTTTCTTGGAGTTAACAATGGCACATTACGCTTTTCTTGATGAAAATAATATTGTTACGGAAGTCATCGTAGGTAAGGACGAAGGTAACTTTGATTGGGAAGCCCAATATGGGTCTTTCCGTGGTCAGGCTTGCAAACGAACTTCCTACAATACCAGTGGCGGTGTTCATTCTGGCGGTGGGACGCCATTTCGTAAGAACTATGCGGGTATCGGCTATACCTATGATGAACAAAGAGATGCATTCATACCTCCCAAACCGTATGAATCATGGGTTCTTAATGAAGACACTTGTTTGTGGGGTGCTCCCATTCCCGCTCCTAATGATGGTAAACGCTACTCATGGGACGAAGCAACAACTTCATGGATTGAGATAACAGAATGACAGCCTCAGTTATTAACGCTACCGTAAACGGTATAAACGCCACAGGTGGGAATACAGCCGAACTTGAACTTCAGGTAGGTGGCACGACGGCTATTACAGTCAACTCTGCTGGTTACTGGGTATTGGCTAATGCACTCCCAGTGGCATCCGGTGGTACTGGAGCAAACACGGCGGCTACGGGTCTATCAAATCTTGGTGGCGTATCAACAGGTAAATCAATTGCGATGGCAATTGTCTTTGGAGGATAGAGATGGCAAACCCCAATATTGTTAGCGTAACGGCAATTTACGGTAACACTTCGTCTATATTAATTACTGGCACTGCCGATCCATTTGCTACGCCTCTAATTAGCAACGCTGCTTCTAGCGGTAAGGTCTATAAGATCAATTCAATAGTGGTTGCTAACGTAGACGGAACTTCTGCTGCTGACATCACGATTAAGTTGTTTTCTCAGGCCGCTCTTGCTGGAACTGGGACGGCGCTTATCTCGACGGCTTCTGTACCTGCTGACTCTACGCTTGTGGTTATGGATAAAAGCACTGGTATCTATTTATTAGAAGATAAGTCGA